GTCGTCGGCTCGTTGGTCAAGAGAAGGCGAGCCTATGATGAGAGTCAATTCTATGAGACTCGGCTATGCGGAAAATTTTTCCAAAATAGCTATGTGGACCCTTGTTTAAAGGTCGGTTTCGTCGAAGGAGAATGGAAAGATGCCTCTAGCTACTCTCTGAAGAAGATGGAGTCTCCAGCCGGCCCCTTCCCGGAGATTCTCTTACGCGATGTCTCGAGTGCTATTTTGACCTTTGTGAAAGGGAGAATTGATGTTTCCAGGATCATTCCAGTGGATGTAGATGTAGCTCTCAACGGTGTGGAAGGAGTTTCCTTTGTCAAGAGTATGAACATGCAGTCAAGCTCTGGGTATCCCCAGTATCGTGTAAAGAGTGAGCTGTGTCCGATCGTCGACGGCCGAGCAGTTCTGGATAAGCAAACGATTGATGAGGTTGAAGAAAAGACTTTACTCTTGAATGATGGAGGTACATATACCCCCGTGGCCACGTGGACGATTAAGGATGAACCCGTTAGCGAGGACAAGAAGAGGAAGAATGCTGAAAGGACCTTTACTGGTATTGGTATTTCGGATTCCATCCTTGTGAGAAAATCCTTCCTCACCATGGTTGCTCAGTTGCAGACCCATGGTATCGAGCTTGGTATGCCGGTTGGTTCAAATGCCACTGGTAGCGACTGGGGGGAAATTCATGATTCTCTGATGCGCTTCGGCCTTTCAGACCGAACGATGGCGGGTGATTTCCGGAAGTTCGATAAGGGCCAATCAGTTCGCGTACTTCGTTTCGTCTCCCAGATTTTCGTTGATCTTCTCACATCCTCTGGGAACTTTACTCCTACGGAGCTTATTCACGCTAGTTGTCTCATGGAGAGCCTTCTTCAGTGTGCGCACATTGTCAATGGAGATATCGTGATAGTGGATGGTACTAACCCATCGGGCAACCCGCTAACGGTTATCATTAACAATTTTGTTAATCTGATATACTGTATGGTGGCTTTCTGTCTGGTTACGGAAGAGAACCCCAGCACCTTCTTTGAGCAAGTGGCGTTCATGCTCTATGGAGATGATTCTCTCAAGGTTTCCTCGAACCCTCGGTACAATCAGGTATCTGAGGCTGAATGTCTGGCTGAGTTTAACGTTGAGATCACAAATGAACTCAAGCAACCCATTACGCAGGAGTATGTGAATCTCTACGAGACTAGTTTCCTACAGCGTTCTTTCCGCAGAGATACTGAATTGAGCATTTGGTGTGCCCCTTTGGCCGATACATCTCTCGCTCGCATGCTGAATGTGGGTTTGCGGTCGAAGATGCTCAACGAAGAAGAGCAGTTGATAGCCAAGGTGGAGAGTTTCACACGAGAGTTGTGGCAGCATGGACGTGAGCGCTACAATGAGTTCCGCTTGAAGTTTCGAGAGACCGAACCTGGATTTGAGTTCCCTACTTATGATGTGATGAGTGAAGCTGTGCTTCCCTCTTACGTGATTGCTGTAGCTCAAGGTGCAGAGGACGAAGAAGATCCAAGTGAGGTTCTTGCAGTTGCGCCCCAGCCCTTGGAAAGGTGGATAGACTTGTGTGTTCGAAAGTGGGACATCCAGGGTGATATTAAGGCCATTTCTGACATCATAAGCTTGTACTTTCTTCAGACTCTTCCGAAAGGGACTCTTGGTGCTTTCTCTCACATTTCTGGTAACTTGGAGGTACAATGTATTCTGTGCAAACCGCCACACGTTTCTGGATCCATGATGATGGCGTTCTGGAAAGGATGCACAGGAGATATTTGCGATAGAGCAACAGCTGTATGCGTGAGTCAGATGGGGGGAATCTTCATTGAGGATGGGATCAGTTTAGTCATACCCTTAGACTACTGTCCTGTAAATTCTGTGCCCCATGCCATGGACGGTAACCTTATCTTTTCCTCAGTGGCAAGGCTGCGTTCCGATGTGGTGGCTGTTCCTTCCCCGCTCCAAGTGGTCGTTCGAGCTCGGTTGACCAACTACGTCGGTCTTCTAGTTGATCCTCGGAACGACCTTAGTCTCGTGCCTCGCGGGCCACATGTCTCTCATGAGGAGGTGCTCCGGGACACACCGGGCCTAATAGCCAAAGGTGTTTTGTGGAAAACGGAGCACGATAGGGGTCATATGCTATTAAAATTGCCAGTTTCCCCTTCTTTGTGCATGATAGAAGAGAATCAGGTTCATTTAACCCCCCTCTCACTTATGAGCGGGATGCATGAGAATTGGAAAGGTAGTTTTACTTTCACTCTTCGCGTCAGCTGTCCCAAAGTAACCGGCTCTTTACGCATTGTGTATGCTAAGGATTTTC